AAACAAGATAATGCAGTATTGCAAACTCAATACGCTGCAAATAAAAGTATACAATCAAAGAATTCAACCAGTGATAAAAATGTTTATGTTCCGGCTGGATCGATAATCTATCCAAAAACATCAAATTCTGGTGCCTGTTATGATTATGGCTCTACTGGAAATTTCAGTCTTACGGGTGGATTTGCTTTAATTCAATCATATGAACCATATTCAAAAACATTTACAGCGATTGATCCATATGCTGGAATAACTTTTGCAGTTAACAATCCGCTTTCAATTTTAATTAATGGTCCCACAGGTTATTATTATTACCAAGATTCCTCTGGTGGTGTTACAAATTACATTACTTACATTAACTCTCAAGCAGAAACTGAAGCGGTTTCACAATATATTCCAGACGATCAATTGGCTGTTATAGTACAGCCAATAGAACCTGAATCTGAAACCCCACCAGTACCTCTACCGGGAACTTACAATACATATACATATTCTGAATTGTCAGACGCAGAACAAAGAAAGATAAAATATTTCTTGCCGTATTCTGTTGGTTATCTCAACATGACAAAAATTGTTCAAAATTATAGTGTTTAATCATGGCAAATACAAATCCATTTCACTCAACAATTAAAAACATTTATCTCGGCGATATCGATGGTTTAAACATCATACAGAGAAATGAGTTTTGTCAATTTGAAAAGATTGAATTTGCAGAAAGTTTATTAGATCTATATCCTCAAGGATCAATTACAGTTAGAGATACTTCAGACATAATGACTTATATGTCCACAAATAACTGGGACTATGTTACTATAGAATATGAAAATCAACAAACAGCATCATATTTTGTTACAAATTTTTCTTACATAAACAATGCGGCTTCTAGTAACGAAGAAAATATGGTTGTTATATCTTTTAGCAACTATTTGTTCAAACTAGCACAAAATACATCTGTCTCGCAGATAATGACATCTGCTTACCCTCAAGTCTATAAGATTGATAAATTTTTGTCATCCAAATTAATAAATGGTATAAATCAAGCTATTCCCGATCCATATACAAAAATACAGTTTAATAACGATAATATACAAACATCAAATTATATGGTATATCGTCCAATAAATCCATTGGATGATAAGTCTGATATATCCAGTGAAAATATAATTCAATACATGTATTATGTGACAAGTTTGGCTTGCGATTCTGAAAACAGTCTTCCTAGATTCTTGTTCTGGACTAGTTTTGATAATTCAATATATTTGAAATATATGCCAGAAACATACAAAGAAGATCCAAATTATGATTCTTCTTTTAAGAATAGGCTTTATAGCATTTATGAATCTGATTCTCCAACATTAACAATACAAGATAATCAAATATACAAAAAGATATATCAATTTAAGAGCAATCCTGCGACACAATATTACAATAGAAAATATTATTATACAAGAATAACACCAAAAATATTAAACACAGAATCTACAACAGATCAAGAACAATTATTATTCAACCATCAATATTTGGATAATGGTTCGAGATACGATACTGAAATTATTACTTCAGATGGTGTAGTTGATGTACTTCCATCTGGCCAGGGAATAAGTTCTTTTGAATATAAAAGATTTTATGGTTATTATACCAAGCATGATGTTGACAATAACTTCAAAGATTCAGGTCTGCTTTCTATGGAATATGGTGTCAGGGATTTATACGATGGAAGACAGTTTTTGAGTGTGGTATCGCCATATCCATTCGTAGATAGTCCAGAAATGTGGAAAAATGTTTATGATTTAACTCCATTACATCCAAATTTAGGAAGCCAAAATACCGACACATCTGGTGAAAATACAAATCTACAAAAAATTTATCAAATACGCAATACCACAAAAGCAAGTTTAAATAAATTAGATCAAATTAAAGAAATAGAAAAGCAAAATTTTATTCTGTATGTTCTCTGTTGTATAAAAGAAGTAGATGAACAAGAAGAAACATTCTTTGCAAGAATAACCGGATGGACTCCTGATACCGAAACAGGTTATAGCAGTTTACCAACCGGATATAATAATGAACCTTTAATTTACAGATATAGTTGGAAAAGATTGGAAATCAATATTGATGCTACCGATCCCGCAAATGGATTTGTAAAATACACCACTCCAGAACATGAAAGATGGGCTACAGTTGATGAGGGATCCACTGATGATATAACCACATGGGCAATAAATCTAAATGAACGTAGAAACCAACACGATTATGGACAAGGTTCTGGATATTATGCACCCGGTTGGTATGGATTGAATTTGACGCAATCATTATTTGATTATGTTAATTATAGACCTATAGGAAATCGGACTGGCGGTTTAACTACAGAAGAATCTACACCAATTGTTGGAGATTATCATATAGTAAGGATGACCAAAGTTCCATTCTCAAAAATAATAAAACAAGCAAAAAATTATTCTTCTGTGATCACGGACGATGAAACTTTGCAATCATTTTTAAGTGCTGCAGCAGGTAAGTATTTGTATTACTTTGAAATGGCTAACATAACGGATGGTCCCTGCAATACACTACAAAACTCTTAATATAGTATGTCTACCAACCCACAACAAATCAAAACATTAAGCGCGACCAAGATACAGACCACCAATTATCCAGGTGGCTCCCGTCGCGTTTATGAGTGTTCTAATCCATGGATTACCCGTGGTGTAACTACACAACCTTCATCATATGCAGAGTGTATTGAAAATTCTGCTTATGGAACAAAAATTGATGATATAGTTACTAAGTTAGGTGGATATCCATATTGGTCTGGAGCATCCGTGCCAAGTGGTGTTCCCACTGAAATCGATAGCACATTAATAGGTGAACAATCGCCAGAATGTACGGGAATAGAATCGAGTCTTGGAAAAAGCTGGAAAGGTTGTTATTGGGCTGCATCCGATTCTGTTTTTAGTTGCAGTTGTCCAGAAGTTGGAGAAAATTACATAAATTATCTAAAACTTAGATTAAATGTTGCAACATTTTGGAATACTCCTGTTGAAACTCCACTCAAAAGAAGAGAGTTTTTGGATTATTTGCAATATTATCCACATATATTGATGACTGTTGCTGGAGATTTTACTTTAAAACCGGGACAATTGATTAAAATAAAAGTCGATAGCATCAGCGGATACAGCACAGATATATCAAAGTCTATTTTATCAGATGTTTATTACATAATTTCAGTAAAACATACCATACTGAATTCAGGTGTTCACGAAACCGCCATGGAATGCGTTCTAGCACCTAAATAATTTAAATGAATGCTAGCAAAGATTTCAATATACTTGGATTTAAAGTATCCACAGGAGCAACCAAAAAAGATATAAGTTTGGTTACTGGCTATAATTCATACATTCAAAAAATTGAACATATTTGCAAAACACAAAAGGGTGAGCTGCCGTCTGACTCATCTCTGGGATCAAATTATTATGCGTTCATTTTTGATCCTGTCGGAAACAAAGATGTCTTACAACTAAATCTAGCCGCCTTTTTGAAAGCCGCTATAAAAGATTTATCAACTGTTAAGGCCACCGTCATATATTCAGATACAAAAAAGTTTATTGTAAATATCAAATTTACTTTAAAGAATTTTACTCAAAACCAGACTACTGAATGCTTGGTAGAGGTACCACTCAAATGACTTTAAAATTTACAGATCTTAATGTAGCATCTCTTGATTACACGGATATAGTCACATCGATGACAAATTTTTTGAAGCAAGAGCCAACTTTATCCGAAATTGATTTTGATAACAAGGCAAGTGCTGCCAACATGTTAGTTAACATTTTGGCAACTGCAACAGCTTACAATGGTGTTTATGCACAATTTGGGTATAAAGAATCGTTCTTGAGTACGGCTACATTGCTCTCTTCAATAGTAGGTTTGGCATCAAACTCATCTATATTATTAGAAGTAAAGAAGTCAGCACAAACTACAAGAAATATTACTGTAGGTACAACAGCTTTAGCTGCATATACCGGATTTTCTGCTGTATCAACAAATGGTGAATACATTACATTCTACAATATCACTTCTGTTCCTGCAAATACTATAGGTGCAACTGTTACTCTTTATTCTGGAAGTTCTGTAGTTGAATATACTGACTGGGATTATACTTCAAATTCTATCGTTCTCCCGCTCACGGTTGATCCAGAGACAATTAATCTAAATGTAGTCAGTTCTTCTGGAACAGAAGTAGTTTGGACAAAAGTAAATAAGAATGATATTTCAAGTTCTTCTACAGGAAATTATTATACCGTATTGAATACAGTTAATGGTTACTTGGTTACTGCAAATTTGCCAAATTCAAATTCAATTCCAACATCAAGTACTGTTTATTGTACGGCATTAATCTCAAATGGTTCATTAGGTAATAATGCCACGATTTCAGCAAATACCTACGCATCATTCCTCACAGATGATGCGCCAACGGGTGGATATGATGAACTTAGTGTGGATCTCGCCAGAGCAATAGTTCAATTTTCTGCAACTTCTCAGAAAAAATGCGTAACTATTTCAGATATAGAAAATGCTATTCTGGCTTCCGGGATATCTGGAACATCAAATATAGACGATATTACCGTAGCAAATGCGGATGAACCTTGCGTAGTAAAAGTATACGTAAATGGTTTATCTACCACTTTGGCAGATTCTCTAATCACTTATCTTTCAGATAGATCTGTGGCAGGTATCAACTTAATTTATTCTCAATAATATGATTCTGTTATTTAACAAAATCCCAGTCACACTAGGTAGAAAAGTCAATGAGGCTGTACTCCGAGCACAGGCTCTTTATGGTTCCGACTTCTACAACTATAAAGGTCAGTATTGGTTTGGAGACAATCTAACTACAGATTCTTTGTTTCCAAATTGGATTTTAAATGAAGCTCAAAGTGATCCATCTAACGTAACAATCGTTCAAATTGTTAAATCTTACTTAAGATGGTTGTACAGTGAAAAATATGGATATGGTGGAAAAGTCGATTGGGAAACGATTCATAATCCACAAGCAATAAATGATAAATTTTTGCAAGCGCTTGCTTATTCTTATTTTCCAAATGAAGATTTCTCTTCTACTTCCAGTTTATATGATATTCTCCCAAATATTAAAAAATTTGCAATACAAGCAGATGTAAATTACTTTGATATAAAGGGAACTCTGAAGGCAATAAAATACGCGATCACCACATTGCTTGCCATTTCCCCAAGTCAGTGCACAGTACAAACCGGTAGCCCAGGTTTTATAATTGTAAAGGCAAACATTCCAGAAAAATATAAACCATTTTTGAACAGAGAGGTTTATCCGGCTGGAATGCAAATCATTTATCAATCTCCATGATAAGTAAAATAATGATGTTTGCGATGGCAATCGCTTCAAGAGGATTGTCAAACAATAAAACTGATGTAAATACCAAAAAATTGAGATATGCATCATGTTTTGGTGTTGATGGTATTTCCAAATGTCCAAAGTTAATAAAAAGTGATAAATCTGATTTTTATTATTGTGGGGCATGTGGTTGCGGTGACCATGCCCATACTTGGTTGATAAAAAATGAAGGTGATTATTGTAAGTTGGATTACCCTCACCTCACCTGCCCACTTAAAATGCCTGGATTTATAAATTATGATCCCAATTCCCCTGCAGAAGATTTATCAAGAAAAAAATTAATAGAAACGATGAATCCAGAAAAATTGGATTTAATACAGCTAACTGTATCCGTAGATGAGCAAAAACAAAAAATATTGGAAGAAGCACTTAAAATTATAAAGAATTCATAAATAATTTTATGATAGCGACTACCCGCCAAGAATTCATCGATTACTGTTACAGAGCTTTGGGAGCCCCCGTTGTACAGGTAAATGTTGATCCGTTACAGGCTGAAGACCGTTTGGATGAAGCTTTGGAATACATGTATGAAAGGCACTTTGATTTTAATCAAAGAGCTTTGTTTTTATACCAAATACAGCAAAACGATTTAGATAGAAAGTATTTTGATACCTCACTATTTGGAAATGCAGTTGGCTCCAAAGGAATTACATTCGCGGATGGTTCTACGGGAATGTGGCCTATGGCTAAAGATATAAGAACAGTTACAAAAGTTTATAGAACTCCAGATGTTGCCGGAAATTATATGTTTGATTTGAGATATCAGATGACTCTATTCGATTTCTTTGGACTTTATTTCAATCAAGGTGGCTTGAGCACAGGTCCAATGGCAAACTATATGGAGTCTATGAGCTATTTGAAACTGGTAAATGACGTATTCAATTATCCTGTATCATACACATATACCAGAACAACGGACAGGCTTTTCTTGGATTTGGATTATTCTAAACTTATTGCTGGAACAGCTCTCTTGGTTGAAGCCTATGTAAAAATAGATCCCGATCAATATCAAAAAGTCTGGGGTGACAGAATATTTAAAAAATATTATACAGCATTACTTAAGAAGCAGTGGGCACAAAATTTGATGAAATTTGCTGGTGTACCTTTACCGGGTGGTGCGCAACTGAATGCCGGTGCAATGATGGTGGAAGCAACCAATGAATTGAACCAAATAGAAATGTCTCTTGTCAAGACACAGGAATTGCCACCAGATCCAATGATAGGATAAAAATTGAAAAACCCATATTTTTCAAATCATAATGGCGAACAAGATCTAGTCGAATCTATAACAATAGAGATAATTCAGGCTACTGGTGTAGATTGTTACTATATTCCTAGAGATTATTTTTCTATTGATAAAATTTTTGGTGAAGATCCCGGGTCATATTTTGATAATGCTTACGTCTTGGAAATGTACTTGAATTCCTACAAAGGATTTGAAGGTAACGATGTTGTATCTCAATTTGGAATCGAAATAAAAGATAAAGTCAATCTTGTTTTTGCAAGAAAAAGATTCAAACAAGAAGTAACAGAAAAAAACAGCTCACTCACAAGACCTAGAGAGGGTGATTTGATTTATTTTCCACCATCAAAGTCTTTGTTTGAAATTAACTTTGTTGAGCACGAAAATCCATTCTACCCATTGGGTCGTTTGTATTCATACTTCATAACTGCTGAACTCTTCACCTACAGTTATGAAAATATGTCAACAGATCTGAAACCAGTCGATGATCTTGTGGCAAATACAAGAGGTTTCTCTGGATCCGATATTATACCGTTGAACAATGGACTTGGAACAACTGCAGGAATTAATGATATAGTCGAAACAGAAGGGATTAGTTATTCTTTTGATCCCAATAACCCATTTAACGATTGTAATTAAGGAATACTATGTTTCAAAAATTTAATAATCAAAGTTTGTTATTGGGTTTGGTGCATTATTTAATGAAATTTATGTTGATCATGAAAACCCAACTAATCCAAGTACACCACTGTCAATCAGAGTTCCAATTACTTATGCACCACAAGAAAAATTTATAAGAAGACTTCTTGAGCCGTCATCTATAAATGATGCGACTAGAATTGAAAACCAACTTCCTCGTCTAAGTTACATAATGACCAATGTGGCACCCGATGCTTCTCGTAGAAGAAGTAAGTTTAATACATTGGAAGGTGGAACATTAAATCTTGATACAAATCAATGTGAACCAACAAATCAGACTATAGATGAAGTAATTCCTGTTAATGTTGGTTTTAATCTGTTCATCTATACAAGACATATAGATGATACTTTACAAATTGTCGAACAAATTTTACCATACTTTAGCCCAGACCACATTATTCAAATTGATATGAATGCTGTTCAGCAAGGTGTTCGTATTCCCATAATCATGACATCTAACAATATTACAGAAAAATATGATGGTGATTTTGGAAATAGAAGAATAAATATTTCGTCAATCAGTTTTGTAGCTAAAGCATTTATATATGGCCCAATAAAGGGAATAACCACAATTCAAAATACGGATTTGAATTTGGATTTGAAAGATAATAATTATTATGAATAAAAATTTATCTACATTTTTTAATTTACCACAAGAAAACGAAAATAAAATTACACAATCCAATATATCAGGCGGAACTTTTGATC